TCTAACCCTGTCTCAGCCATCTGTACACTTAGGGGTTTTTTATCCCCAGTATTACCAAGAAAATTACCGTATGCAGCAGAACCAGGTGCTACTTCTGCACGTTCTTCTTCAGTCATATCAACTATACGTTTACGGTAATCAGCCATTTACTTTATCCCTAAGATACTTAAACTTGGTAAGACAAGCTGCCTGGCCTTGCAATCTAAACAGATCTTCTACTGAATTTGCTTGTTCCATCTGACGGTGGACTTCAGCTAATCGAGAGTTAAGCTCTGCAAGAAAAGATTCCCACAGAGCTTTGTCATTCACTAGAGGTTTTAAATTGTGCATTACTGTACTGGACCTTGTCCTGTATTACCTGAGAAGCCCTGTTCTCCCGGCTGAGGGGCTGTACCGATTCCTATGTTACCTCCCCCACCTCCTGCGGTATCCTGTACTCCAGGGGCTGCTCCTTGGCCCTGTGGGGCTTGTCCTTGTGGACCTGGTGCTCCTGGAGGTGGTGCTGGTGGTGGATTCTCTTGCTGGAACTTCTTAAGGATCTCAGCTTGGATTGCTGCTTGTGCCATATTGTTGCCAACCTTGTCAGGATCGAGATCCATAGACTTAGCAATCTCACGAACAATATAGTCCATTTTAGCAAATGGTGCTAGGGCTGGGTTAGATACGACTTGCATGAACTGCATCAGACGTTGGCTACGTACTTCGTTAGCCATCAAGCTTTCTGTACCACGAGCCTTAACTTCTAGGTCACCTTTGATCTCAGTGTCAAAGTCAAACTGCATATTAAAGTTAAAGAATGCTTTACCTAGAGGGGCAAGTAGATAGTCATCAATATTTTTGACTACGTTCCTTACAGAACCATTAGCAGCTGACATAAGCATACTGATACCAGATGCCGTTCTACCTACACCCGAGACGCCGGTTTGACCGTGAGCAAAGGAAGGGAATCCAGTACTCTCATCAGCCAAAACTCTGGCCTTATCAAACATCTGCATGTTCTCATTGGATACATTAGGGAACTTGGTGCCAAAGATAGCTTGACCAGGAGCCCCTCCCTGTCTCCTAAACACTTTGCCTGGATACACGGAGAGGTCTTGCCCTGGGACGAGATTAGTCTCGTCTACCTCAATAAGCAAATTACCAGATAGGGCAGCATTGTCTACTGCCATACGCATAAAGCCGTTCATAAGTGTTTGTGTGTCATCCATATTCTCGGCAATACCTACGCCAAAAATACTGTATGGATTCATTTCATAAGGTGCAGCAAAGTAAGGAATGTAAGCAGGGGTAAACGGATTCATTACAAGTCGAAGAACTTGTCCGTTAGCAATCCAGATGTTTACACTCAGTTGATCTGCATCTTTTAACTCTTTAGGGATATCTACCCCTTGATCTTCAATAATCTCCCGATCTACAAAACCCCAGAACTCCAGAACTTCAAAACGTTCAGCTCTGTCTTCTTCTGAGTTATCTTCCATGATGTGTTCCCACCACTCTTTGCGGTAGTTTTCACCAAGACGTAGAGCATTGTCTACGGCATTCTCACGGAAGTATGGACGGTTCTTCAAAGCACGTAGCTGTGAACGGGACATCTTGTGGCGTTCTACCACATACTCTGCCTCTTCCATAGTGGAGGCATCTGGATCTGGGTAGAAGTTCCAAATAGATACTGAGGTAGTCTGTGGGATTGTTTTAAAGGTAGGGCTATAGTTGCCTTCCTCATCCCAGTTTGCATACTCTTTATCAACAGCAAATGGACCTTTCATGATCCCTGTACCAAAGAGTGCGGATTCAAATGCAGCAGAACGCAAATGCTTTTTAGCATGAGACTCTTCTAGCTGATCGTGAATTTTCTTTTCCATCTTCTTAGCTGCAATCTCTGCAGGGTGAAGTTGGATTGAACTGGGTGTTTTTCCTGGATTATCTTCAACCTTGTCAGCTACAGGCTCAAGATCTTCCTGTAACCCACCTACACGCTGCATATACTCAGGAAAAGTTTCCCCTGCATTTAAACCACCAGACTCTTCTTTTGCCTTATTTAAATCTGGATTAGTTTCAAAACTAATTGTGTCTGGAACATTGTCAGGAAGAACTGTTGGGTCAATAGTAATAGGGAATTTATTACCGCCGAATAGAACCTCTGCAATTTGTCCATAAGCAGCGAGAACTTTTGTCTTAGTAATCTTAACAAAAACCCTAGATTTTTCTGTGGATGTAAACTGTACGTCGGGGCCATAAAGACCACGATAGTTACGGTAAGACTGAATCCAGCGTTCTTCGTCTAATTGACGAGCTGTTTGAGCTTTGCCGTACTTATCCTTGACGAACTGGATAATTTGGCCTGTCAACGGGTCAGAATAGTCTTCTTCTGCTACATCTTCAATAGCAGTAGCTTCTTCCATATCCATTTCCATTGATTCAAATTCTTCTTCCATGTCTTATCCTTAATATCCGAAAGTTGGATCTGATGCTTGAAAGCCTGTTCTTTGAGATGCAGGATCAAAGTCAAATATATTACTTCTTGGTCTCGTCATTACACCATATCTAAGAGCATCATACAAGTGATCTTCTGCATGTGTATCTACATCTTCTGGATTTCTTTTATCCAGAGGTAGACTAGGTATCTGCGATATAGAGTCTACACAAGTGTTAAAGAAAACTAGTCTAGGTTCTTCTGTAAACTCGTCTATCTGTAAACGTCTGTGCAACTCATTCTTACCTGCTACACGAGAGCCTTTAGATCTATCTGAAGGTCTCCATCTACAACCCTTCATAATCATTTGTTCTGCAAGGCTAGGACCAGTGTCTCCACGGTTATGCCACAAAGAAGAGTCAAGTACTCCGTACCGTATCTTCTCGTTAGATTCACTTTCAATCTCTAAGATCATGTCTGCTAGATCTGTAGCTGTGACCTTAGATACGTAGAGTTCTCTGTAAACTATTAGTTGCTCTGATCCAGGAACTACGGCAAACCATAGTACTCCGGTGTAAGATCCGTAACCATAGTCACAAGCCCTGAAACGTGTCCAATTACTCGGTATCTCGTAGGGATCAATGACATGATCACGACGATTAAACTCTGGGAAGGCAGCACCTTCGTTAATATCCCAATCACCTTCAAGCAACTGTCTTCTCTGATGCTCAGGTAGAGATAAGAGATTAGCTTCGTATAAACCATCGTCTGATAGATAAGGGTTGTCGAAGAGGGTGGCTGGTATAAATTTTCTTTTGAATAGAGGCTCACCCTCTCGACTATGGCCTTTTGGCCATGAAATCACGTTCCCGTTTTCATCAGTGGCAGAGAACGAATTATTCGGTGTTTGGGGGTCGATAAACGTTCTTTTTACCCACTGATGCCCAGGGCCACCTGGGTTGCTTGTTGCTCTCATATACAGTGGCAATCCAGATGCCCTAGTAGTACGGAGACGTGATCTCATATAGTTCCATGCGTATGGTGTAGGCCACTGCGTAAGTTCATCAAAGCCTATCCAGCTAAAAGCTTGACCTTGGTATCTCATAACGTCATCATCTCTATCGAGGTATGACATCCACAGTGTAGCACCTGATGGAGCTACCCAAGTCTTATCTCTTTCCATAAACTTAATCCCAGGGATAGCTTTTGGATAGAGTTGTTTACTTACCGATATAAGTTCTCTAAGCTCTTCTGTGCTACGACGAACCAACAGCATTCGTGCATTCGGGTTGCCCAAGTACCTAACTGGGTCTGCAACCATTGCATACGATTTGCCACCACCTGCTGCTCCTCCATATAATACTTCTTGTTCTGTTGCTGCTAGAAAAGAGGTCTGCGGCCCAGGGTTTGGTTCAAAGATAACTTCTTGTGCAGCTTGTTCGAAGTCTATTTCTTCAGGCTTCGGTTGGGCTGGTATCGAGGTAGTCTCTTTGACCGAGCTGTCTACCTTCAAGCCTTTCGGCTTTTTCAAGGGCTTCTTTATACCTTTGGGCGAGGTAACGTTGAGTTGAAGCTTCTGTCTTACGTTTTTGCTCAATTTTAACTCTCTTGTATAATCCTACATGGGAAATATATCTTCCAGATTGAGTACTGAGCCAAGCAGAGACTTCTCTATAACTATAACGTTTTAAGAACTCCTTAGCTTTTTCAAACAATTCTAATTCTTCTGGAATTGGTAGGAGTATATCACAGTCCTCTGGATGTTGTCTATAGCCAAATGGAATATGTCTTCCAACTCTAACTGTAGCTTTCCAGACATACTCCTCACCAATTTTTTCAGGTTTAGGCAGAGTCCAAGTTTTAGTTATCTTCATTGTCTTTATGTGGCAGAATAAACAGTGGACTTGCTGCGGAGACTTCTACTTTTTCTGTCTTCACAAAACCACTACGATCTAGGACATCTTTTGCAGCTGCCATCTTTTCTTTATTTCCCAGATCTGTTGGGCTGTTCATAATTTCAAACATTGAGTATGCAGCCTTAGTTGAGGAAGAGGCAATAAACCTCTTCGTCAGTTCTGCAATTTCATCTGTTAATGCTTCTGCCACTTGCCTAGAAGTTACGGCATCTGCATATCCAGCAAGCTTTTTAGCTTTGACCAGATTTCCTCCAGCTTCCTCGAACAATACGTCAAGGAATTTTTGTTGTTTTTCTGTTAAATTTCTGGCCATGATCCTACCATCATTTGTACTACCTTGCACCCTGTAGAAAGACTTTTTGAGCAATCTCTCCACGGGTTATTCCGATATCTTTTAACTCTTTATCGGACATATTCTTTAAAAGCCAGTAGTCTGCACGGCGTTGTTGTGCTACAGCTACTGCTTCAAACCAATTTATTAACCATTTCATGTTTATAACTCCTGTTCATGAACATTATGCACACTCTTTGCATGCATAGGAGTTATACCATACTTAGTTATACCACACTACTGACAATAGTGCAACCCCGCTACCCTACTGGCACAAAGGTCTCTGTTACCGTAACAATTGTATCTAGATGTCCACTACTGGAAGGCTTAACCTGAATTTTATCCCCTGGTTGCAAGATGAGATCAATATCTGGAAAGCTTACATAATCACTGTGACCTATACTCTTACCGTGTAGGAAGTGTGATGTGTAAGAGTCTGCCGCTACGTACCATTCCACGTCTACGTTAACACTGCCACTTGTTGCACCATTAACTACGTGAATAAAGGTAACCTCCGCTGTACAGTTAGCGGGACAAGTATACACAACCTCAAGGCTAGTCCCTGTGTTGTGACCATATACTGAACGCATACGGGAGGGTTTACCTTGATTGAGTACCGACATTAGTTTTTAACTACCTTTTTTATTGTTTTAACTACCCAAGCTTCATTTACTTCCGTGGTAGGGTCATCAGCAATGTAATGCCCCTTTTCATTCCTGGCACGAACCATCTCCAGTTCGTCCCCATCTTGCAGAACAGGATCACCTCCCTCCGAAGCTAGAATAAATTGCATGACTGAGTCATCTTTAGTATGCCACTCCCCTCTAATCTTCTCAGCGAGGACAGTACCAATGTGATCTACTACTTTGTCTTCCTCTAGCCTCATGATTTAGACATCCTATTAGGCTTCATTGAAGCACCACAGTTAGACATGCCGCCATCTTTCATGCCTATTTTCTTTTTAGCCATGCCTCCATAAGAGTAGCCCATCTTCTTAGCTACTTTTGGTGCTGCTTTCTTAAGGGCTTTCATACCTTTGTTCATCATAGTCATAATCCTTCTAAGTTAAGTTCTGTACTTTGCTGTCTTCTTAGCAATCTTCTTCGGTTGAGCTACAAATTGCTTACCCGATTTAGTTCCCTTACGTTTGGCTGCACTTGTAGCTTTATACTCTGCAGGAGATAGGGCATCTCTAGCTTTTTTAGGTAGGTAACGCTCACCTGTAGCTTTCTTACCTTGAGTAGAGGGCTTACCTGACTTAGTACCCCACTTCTCTTTGCCCCACTTCTTAAGACTTTTTTGACTTTT